ATATATCTATCACCGCCAGCATCAAAAAGTCCTTCCGATGTTACACTCTCAAAAATGTTTATATAGTTTCCCATTCTAAAACCGATAATCCAACCAAAGGTATTCATTATGTTTTGATTTATACCTTGAGAGAATTTTAACGAAAATTTTATATCATCTTCTTCGTCGCTTGTATTAGGTTGGTCTATCAAGTCGAAAGTTGTTTTAAAGTTGTAAGGATTAATTGAAAATTTTATGCGTTTTAAATACGTTTTGAAATATTCTGAAGATGATGATGTTTGGTAAAAGTATGTTGAATTAAGGTACTCTTGTAGTGTTTCACTATCATAGTTTCCATCTGGTATTTCTATAACATATCCACACTTTGTATTCTCTTTGTTGGTGTTTGTGTTGGATGGAATAGTAGGAATAGTAAATACTATTTCAAAAACATTGTTTTGTTTTAATTTTGATATGAGGTACCAAGAATTCGGTATTTCAATTGATACTAGCCTTAATGCAGTAACATTTTTTATTTCCGAAGGAAGCATATATAGAAAATCACATGGATTACTTTGATAATAATTATTTCGAAAACAACTATTCAAATTTAAATTTTGTAATTGGGTTATTCTTTTGACACTGTTTAGATCTCCTGGAGATATTTCATTGGCAGCTGTATTTACAACAATGTTCGTATTATTTTTATCATTTAAACTAGGGTCTACTCTACTATTGTGTGTATTGTAGTATGGAGTATTTAAATTTAAGTTGAATAGTGAATTTTTAATAGAATTTTCATCAGCATCTATTATTTTAACATTATATTGATTTTGTTGACTTTGTCTTGTTATGTCGTTTGTTATTTTTTTGTACAACCCATCTTGGTCATCTTTTTCTATGTATACTTCTAAATTTTCAATATTTTTTAAATAGTTTGCATAGTTTTCTATTTCAGTGTTACTCGTAATTATATTGTTCTGTAGTAAATTGAAAATAGAGAGAATAATCATCTTCGTTTTTTTAAAAAAATCATACATTTCTTTTGGATAGTTGTCTTTTATTTTAACTAGTTTTTCATCTATTTTGTATTTATAATATTTTTTATCATCTTTACCAATGTCATTTATTTTGAATAAATTTAATAGTTCATCAAAATTATAATTATGAATGTTTAAATCAAAATCAAAGGAACTCATGTTATTTTATATTTTTATCTTATTATAATATTTTAATAATATTCTTATATGATTACTAATTTACATTCTATATGTCTGTAATTCTATAGTTAAATCGAACGATTGTATTTTTTACACCGACTGTGGGTGTCTTAAAAACGATACTAATTACACATATTGGTATTAATGGATATGATGGACCATTTATATCTGACATTTTATAATTTTTAATTATTTCTAATACGTTTGGCCATGTTAAAGATGATAATACGCTGCAACAGTTTAAATCACAAAAAGAATGTAGGTTTGTTATTTCATTAGATAATTCTACTAGTGTTTCTACTGTAAAACAATTTCTAGAAACATTCAAATCATTTTCTAAATTAGATATAATCTTTTCAAGCAAATAAAAATGTTTCCCTTCTGTAGTTCTATATTCTGGTAAAAATGAAATATAAGGCATTAATACATTGTTATTGTTATTATTGAAGTTATTTTTGTTTATTCCAAAATTTTCACCATAAGGATAAAAAATCGTTTGAAATAAATCTTTTGTTATTATTATCTCATCTAAATTGATTATATGGTCATCACACATTTTTTCAATTGTAGTGTATTCTTGACATAATACAGCAACATCAATACTAACTTTATTATCAATACTTTTAAATTTGTTCACGATAGTTTCATTTGATGTATGTTGTTGTTTCTGTTGTTGTTTCTGTTGTTGCTGCTGTTGTTGTTGCTGTTGTTGCTGTTGTTGCGTTGTCTTTTCAAATAAACTCTCACTGTTTGTTGTGTTTCTTGTGTTTGTTGTATTCATTGAAATTTCAGTACTTGCTAATGAAATTGTAGAGTTAATGTTGTTATTATTTATTTTTTCAGAACTACCACTACTGTAAACGCTTTCTATGTCATCGAGTTCAAGAATATTTATATTTTTATTTTTTTTTGCCCTCCAACTTTTAGTATTTTCATCAACGATCGATATTTCAAATGTGTCATCACTGTTGGTGCTAGCATTGGTGCTATTTTCTGTCCAACTTGTCATAGTATTTAATGACCCAAGACTTTTGCTTGTAAAAACACTTTCCGCGTCGTTATTGTTGATAATATTTTTGCTCATTTAATAAATAATAAGTATTATTATATAGTATTTATTATTTTTTAATAAAAACTTTTTATTATGTTGCTCTAAATAATAATTTACATATATAAAAAAATTGAAATACTTTTACAGTTACTTATGTTATTAAACTTGATGATATTAATAACATGACACAACAATTGTCTTCAAAACAAATTAGTGATTTAGAAACATTTATTAAAAGTAATAAACCTGGACATTTGTGTATGTCTTATAATACTATGTATAAAGGTAAAAAAAATTATGCACAAATTCTTGATAAATCTATAGCTACATATATGATTTTTAGTTGTGAAGGTTACAATACTTATGCTTTCTATAAGTCTGTAAGCGGAAAAGTGTATATTTTTAGTATTTACATGCAAACTCCAGAGGATTATTGTTCAACGGATATATTGTATTTTTAGACCCCTGAAAAAAGAAAATGTGTAGTCATAAATGCCATGATTATAAAAAAAATTGAAAACTTTTTCATATTTTTTTCATTTGGTATACATATGATTTAAGAATTGATTGAATTTGAAAAATTGAAATATGACTTTTGATAAGGTTGTTGTTGGTATGGAAATGTTTGACAACTATCTTGAGAGAAGTGATATGGAAAAAAAACCTTACCAGTACGAAGGTGTTAAGTGGTTATTACAAAATGAGTTGCGTCTTGACGGCATGCGAGGTGGTTTTGTAGCCGATGAAATGGGTCTTGGTAAAACTATTATGATGATTGGTTTATGTCTTGCTAATTTTATGCATAAGACACTGATTGTTGTTCCACCAGTTTTAATCGACCAATGGTTTGCACAAATATACCGAACCACCGGTCATAAGTGCCTTGTGTATCACGGTGAAAACAAAAAAATAATTAACAATGCTGGTTTGTCGGGTTTAGATAAAGCGGTTATTGTACTTTGTAGTTATGACTCAATAACTCTTAGCCGTGAAAAGAAAAAAAGACGACCTCTTCATGGCGATGTTGTCGAACCCGTAGCCACTAATAACAGTGGTCCTGTTAAAAAACAATTTGAACATTCTTTGTTACATAAGGTGAATTGGGATCGCGTAATATTTGATGAAGCACATCATTTGCGTAACAAGAGCACGAACAGGTATGTCGGTGCGAAACTTTTAAATTCAAAAATTAAATGGTTGGTTTCTGGAACACCTGTTCAAAATAAAAAAAACGATTTCTATGCTTTGTGTTCTTTGATAAATTTGCCAGCTTCATACTATACGAATTCATCCAATCTAATCGAAATCGCACGCAACCATATTTTGAAAAGAACTAAAAAACAAGTTGGTATTGATTTGGCTGATTCTGTACAAAATAAAAAAGTTGTTGATTGGAAAAACATGGATGAGTTAAAATTTTCTGAAAAAATTCATTCATCGATTGCACATTTGCATGTAAAAATGGGTGAAGCAAAACAGAATAATGATGCCAGGACTGTGCGATTAGGGCGATATGAGTTGCTTACTTTATTGTTACGCGCAAGACAAACTTGTATATATCCTAAGATGTTGGAAAACAAATTTGTCGTTGAAAGCGAAACTATAAATTTAGATGTGGTGTTTAAAAGTAGAAGTAAATTAAATAGTGTTATTGAAACTATTTTAGAGAGAAAAGAAAACGGCAACGGTAAACTGGTGTTTTGTCATTTCAAAGAAGAGATGAATGAAATTGCTGAGCGTTTGCAGATTGAAGGTCTACAAGTCGGAGTGTTGGATGGTAAGACTAGCAAAGGGATGCGTGCAAAGATGTTGTGTGAAAAAAATGATGTGCTGATAATGCAAATTCAAACTGGATGTGAAGGTTTAAATTTGCAAGAAAATTATAGCGAAATATATTTTGTTAGTCCAAATTGGAACCCGTATATCGAGGATCAGGCAATAGCAAGATGTCACCGCATTGGACAAAAAAAGACTGTCTTTGTATGGCGATTTGAGATGAGTAATTTTGATCCGGTGCTTTGTGTAAAAAATTTGGATAAACACGTAACAGATATTCAAAATGGTAAACGCGATATTGTGAATAAAATTATTATGTAAATTGTATAATTTGTTTAGGTTGTGTAAATAATTAAAATAATAAAATAATAAAGATAATTACTGTAGTACTGTTATAGTATTTATTATCTTTATTATTGCTCATGAGAGAAAAAGAACTTGAGTTGAAGTTACAAACAGTTTATTTATGTATATCTATTTTTTCGAGTTTTTGTGTTATAAATAATTTTTATCTTGTCGCGTGTTCCAATGTTGTTGGTTGCATGTGTTTTATTGATCTTTTTATAGTAAAAAAAAAAGACATGATATTACATCACTTGTTTGTGTTGTCCATGTTACATTATATGAACACCCATCCAGAATTTGAAAATAGAAATAAAGTAGTATCTATTATACTTAGTACTGAAATTTCTACTATTTTTTTAATAGTTAATAACTTATTGAATAGGTACAATAGTGAAAACTACAAAAATTCAACTAAAATGGTTGTTTCTAGTTTGAATAGATTATTTTTTGTTTCTACATTTATGTATTATCGTGTTTATAAATATTATTATTTTTTGATTTCTGATAAGATAATACAAAGCAATTTCGTAAGGTATTCTAGAGGAAAAATTCAATTATTTGAAATATATATTGGGGTGTACGGACTATTTATTTTGAATTTATATTGGACATTATTTATACTGATCAAGTTAAAGAAAAGCATAAAAGGTTGCAATGAAACAAAAAATATGTAATGACCCATGACAACATAAATGTTTGTTTGAACACCACTCTTGACTTGAAAAATGATTACTAAAATAAAATGAGGTTGCGATTGCGGAGAGAACGAGCAAATAACTAAGTTTGAATTTATAAGAAACTGTGTATAGAATAAAGGAACAGATTACTATTTTTGCAATTATTGCGTCTATTTTATGAATTTTTGAATGTTTAATTGGATTTTTCCAAAAGAGTTGAGAGAAAATGATACTTGCTATAAGTGATGTTGCCAAGAAATATTCAGTTTTGTTTGTGGGTTGAGGTCTTCTTGTTTTAGTTTTGTATAGGAAAAAAAACATGGAAATTATTAATAGTAAATTTGTATAACAAAGATATTTGTGGCGCGTATTTTTTTGGGGTGTTCGGTTCTTTTTTTTCAGTTGTTTTTTTTTATGTTTTATGTTTTTTTGCTTGGTTTTTTTCATTTTGTACCAGTGTTATTTATAATCAAGTTAAGGTTTTATATTATTTATTTTTACTTTTTCTATTTTTGTAGTGTAATTAAAATCCAATACTGTCGTCGTCATTGTCATCGTCATTGTCATCATTGGTTTCATCATCATCTGTTTGAATATTAATTAACTCTGGAATGTCATCGTAGTTGTCGATGCATTGACAAATTATTCTATTTGTGCGATATGTTTCATTGCTAATCACTTTATAATTTCCACAACATCTACAGTTAAATGCTTGAAATTGACGATTGGGTCCGTCGTCTTCATTAAATGTCCAAAATACCCATTGTTGATCTGTATTTTCGTTTCCAAAATATAGATCATATGGATTTGCTCTAGATATTGTTGAATGTTTGAATAATTCATGAATTCTTCTTTTTTTGTATTTTATAAAATTAATTGTTTCCCATGATCTAACATCATAAAAACAGTAACTCTTTACTTCATTTAATAAATCAAATGATAGATTTAATTTATTGATGTGTAACTGTTTTAAAAGAGAGTTGGAGCTTAGCATTTTAATATCGTATTAATTTGTTCATAGTTGATTACTTTTAATTTGTAAAAAAGTAATCAATTTTATTTTTTCCACCTTTTCCACTTTTCAAAAAAGTGGAGCAAAACCAACTATAGGCTTTTAGAAAAGTAGAAATTGAAAACTCAATCCAATGTTTTGCTCCACTTTTTTGAAAAGTGGATAAAGTGAATAAAGTGAAAACTCGATTCAATGGTTAATATTTTTATGTAAACTCATAATATGTACGTATATTTAGAACCACAAGGAGGGTTAAATGATGTCATGGTTTTAATAAATTTAGTTTTAGACTATTGTAATAAATATAATCGAATTCTTTTGATAAATGGATTAAACTCTGACTATCGCACTAATTTTTCCGATTATTTTGAGTTTTCAAATCATCATAATGTTATATGTGACACATACGAAGTTATTAAAATTTGTAGTAATGTTACTAGCATTTATCCAGATGTGTTAAAAAATAAAATGACAAATATATTGAACGGTGAACGATTTTTTTCATTTTCACTACCTGAGTATACATGTGTATACAATGGCGCCACATTAGACTTACCTGAAATGCATAGAGAAGAAAAAATAATCGTTTATGCTAGATGTGGTCATGCTTTTGATGGATATAAAATATTTAGACAATTAAAAATGGCTATAAACATAAAAAATATGTGTAAAAAAAGATATGGTTTATTAAAAAAACCATATTTAAGTATTCATGTTCGTAATACAGATTATAAATCAGATTACAAATCACTGTATTATAACAATAGAGAACTAATTCATTCTTTTAATGAAATCTATCTAGCAACAGATGATAGAAACGTGATTGGATTTTTTAAATCAAAAAGACTGCCAGTTAAAAATTTTACAACATTTCCAAATGGTAATTACTATAATTTGCACTATTCTGAAATTAATCCATATACTAAAATGGTAGACTTGTTTTGCGATATTTTTATAATTTCAATGTCTAACAAATTATTGTCGAATTCAACAGGTGGATTTACTGGCCTAGTTAAAACTTGCAAAGAAAATGCATATGAAATGTTCTATCAGTTTCAATAGAATTTGGGCTATGGAATTTGGCGATAGATTTTGGCTATGGAATTGGGCGATAGAGTATCACAGTGCATACAGTGCCATAGTGTCGCATGGTTATACTATTGCCCAACCCGAGCGCCTCTTCTGCGGATCTGTGTAGTGTCTCCTATATGTACGACTATATTACACTGCATATATGGTGCGAATACGGCAATCGAGAAATGAGTGACAAAAAATTAAGGGAACCTAAGGTTCCCCTATGATCCCTCCTCTCAAGTTCAACTTCAAAGGCTTTGGCTCCACCTTTCTCAAAGGTGGAAAAAAGGTGGAAAAAAGGTTGAAATTTAGTTAAAATTACAGTTATAAAAATGTGTGTTACTAGTTACATTTGAGGATATCTTTTGGTTGTCTTCGTTGACGTCTTGCAGGCTTAGGGACACCAAGGTCTTCATAGAATTGGTCTTTATTAAAGATGCCTAATGCAAGCTCTTTAAAAATGGCTAATCCAAAGTATTTAATTTGTGCACTATTTAAAGCCTTCAAACCGAGCATCTCACCATCTGTAAAAAGCTCGCCTTTGGTCTTTCTGTCCACCCAATTTACGAGTGTCTTGAAATCCTCAATGTCGTTAAAGAAGAAGTACTTGAAATAAACTGCATGTTTTTCTACTATTCTTGTTAAAGAAGCCACAAGGTATTTGACACGATCTTCTTGAGAAGTCGGTGGTTTTGAGATGGAATTAAAGAGTATCTCATGCATTTCAGGGGTCATTGATGATGGAATGGTTGATGGCGTTGTTGTTGTCATTTTCGTTATTGTTCTGCTTGTTATTAGGTTCGCAACACTTGTTAGTTAGTTATATGTCTATCCGTTAATTATTGAAAAAGATCTCAATTTTATTTTAGGGGAACCTTAGGTTCCCCTATGACCCCTCCTATCAACTTCAACTTCAACTTACCACTTTTCAAAAAAGTGGTGCAAAATCTTTGGCTCCACCTTTGTTAAAGGTGGAACTTCAACTTACCACTTTTCAAAAAAGTGGTGCAAAATCTTTGGCTCCACCTTTCTCAAAGGTGGATAAAAAAAAATGTCAAAAGCTTTGGCTCCACCTTTCTCAAAGGTGGAAAAAATAAAATTGAAATACTTTTGCAGCATTCTTGGATACGCAATTAAATGTAGTAAAAGTGTAACGAACCTAATAACAACCAGAATTAACAATCAAAATGTCAATCACTGTCAATGCCGATAACCTTGTCCAACTCGCATGCCAAGATCAGGGCTGCAAGTGCGTGCCTATCGCCAGCAAAGGGCTACCTGTATCCATTAAACAGGCCATTGACAATACTATGAAGGATGGCAGATCATTTGTCGTTTTACCCGTATTTGAAATCGATGGCTTGAAAGTTAGGTGCGAGCTCATAGTCAATGAAAATGGCATATCTTTATGGATTACCACATCGAAAATGTTAATGTATAATATAACAAAACACGATGAGAGAGCACTCGTTGTACGTCAAATGCTATTCAGAAAAACATATATTAAAAAATTAACAAAATATTCACATAGAGATTATGAGAGTGTTATTAAACATATGAATAACGATATCAAGGCCATGAAGTTTGACAAATTAAACGGAGTATTTGTTACACCTCAAATTAAACATCCGAGAGAAGCTCCTCATGTTTGTGGTGACAAAGAGTGGTTAAATAGTGTTCCGTGCGATGAGGAACATCCAGAAGAATGCTCCGTTTGCCTGGATACGACTAAAACCACGACACCATGTGGTCATAAATTATGCGTTTCATGTTGGTGTCAAATCAAGACTAAAGGACGCGAGTTGCCTTGTCCTATTTGCCGCGCTGATTTACTTCAATCAAAAAAAATCGGTATTATTGATAGCAGAGTTGATGAGGATGTTGCTGACAATGAAAATGTTGATGATGATGACGATAGTGATGACGATAGTGATGATGATTATGACGACTGGGATGACGATGAAGATATTCAATATGCCCAGTTCCCTGAACCGATCGAGTTTCCTAGTGTTCGTCAAAATAATATTATGGATATGTACTAATTAGGGGAACCCATGGTTCCCCTATGACCCCTCCTTATTTACTTTACTTTTGTAACACCTTTCTAAAAATTTTGTATTTATTTGGCACCACCTTTTTGAAAGGTGGTATGTAATTTATAACTAACTACCCTTTTTTACTCTATATTTTCTCTCTTTGATTAATGTTAAAGAGAGAAAATTAATGTCTCCTTCTTACCACTTTTCAAAAAAGTGGTGCAAAACTTTTTGGATCAACCTTTAAAAAATCTACCCTTTTTTCTGCGTGATTTTCTAGATTTTTTGGATCTACCTTTTTTTCTGCGAGATTTTTTAGATTTTTTGGCTCCACCTTTATCAAAGGTGGAACTGTTTTGACTTGCAATCCTCATACTCGAGAGCATTGTTGGTGCCGCAGAACTAATATATACATTCCAGCAAGGTATGCGGGTTTTAGAAACAGAAGTCATAAAACCCTCATATCTACCAGAAGGTAAGGTTAAACTAACATTCCTAAATATACTTTTATTAGCACTCGATAAACGTAATACATCGCCGTTTTTATAATAGTGTGTGTTTTTAAATTGATCCATTAAATTAGAACTCATACTTCCTATATCTTCCTGCACTTTTTTAACAGCATCATTAAAAGAAGACGCAAAAACGAAATCTTCATTATTACGTAAAATTGTAGTGAAGTAGTTATTATTTGATGTAACTTGAACAGGATATTCTGGAGGATTTAAAGCTGCTTTTTCTTGACATTGATTAAAAAGTCTTGATTGTTCCGCATATTTTTTTTGATAAGCTTCTTCTTCTGCTGCTTTCTCTTCTGGAGTTTTGTCTTTTACACCATAATAATTGCTAGAGCCAGAGCTAGATCTATTATTACTACGTGCATGCGAGGCAATGGCATACATATATTATTAAAACAAAATAATTGTTGTTCTTCGAATAATGTTAAAGAGAGAAAAAGTTTTTAATCTATCTAG